ACGCTTGCCCATCTTACCGCGTTCAACGTTACGTTCACGCGATACTTCATTAGATGTGTTTACGAATACCATCATGGTTTCATAACCATCCGCTTCTAGTTCTTTTTTAATTCTTTTGATTTTTTCTAGATCGTCGGCTGTACCATTGATGATAAGACCGAGACGACCTGTAAGGGCTAGACGCTCTTGTTCTTTTGTGATGTTCTTCGCGCGGCCGCGCACGATGTCACGCTCTACTCGTTCCTCATCTGGCATCTCAAGATCAAGGCCGTTCTTTTGCATGAGATATTCAAATGCAACGTCAGAATTGATTTCTTTTAGGCCTTCGCCTGCAAGAGTGGCATTCATTACATAGTCTTTACCAGAACCTGGACCGCCAGCTAAGAAGATAGCTTTTAGTTTGCCTGGATCGTTGATGCCTTCGTTAAGTTGCGCTCTAGCTCTTATGGCTTTCAAACTCTTTGCTTGGTATTCTTGTTTACCTTTTTTGTCCATCCACGAATTATCATCATTGAATGTATATAACTGTTCTGTGTTATTGTTTTGAAGCTGTTGTGTATATGCTTGATTGTCTAGTACATACTGAGAAACTTCTGTTGGAGAAACTTCGCCAGTAACATTGCCTAATCCTCTAACTCCGCCCATTGCTGCTGTATTTGTTTCAACAACATATGTCTTATTAAACATATCTGGATTAGCTTTAGCAAACCAGCGCATAATCTTGCCTGCTTCTGAATTGGCTTCATTTTCAATATCAGAACCAGTTGCGCCCTCTTTTGCAATATCTTTGCCTAGACGACCATCTTCGTTCTGCTTATGGTGTACAAGTTCATGAGCAATAGAACGGAATATATCCATTGGATGTCTATTCATGGTATGTATAGAAAGCTCATTAGACGATGGATTGTATGCTGCAAATGAATTGTAGTCATCATCTTCAGTCTTATAGCGAATGTTTGGCATAGACTTAAGACCAAGTTTATCAGAGGCAAATGAAACAAACGAATCTAGCATAGGTGCTAATTCTTTGCGTGTAACTTCTTCTTTTAGCTGCTTAACAGCCATACCTTTACGCATTGCATTGAACATGCGTCTAGAAAGTTTGGCATTATTGGTAGGTACAGACTTTGCAAAAGAACCAAAATCTCCTTTGCGTACATATTCGCGCATCTTTGTTCCAGATGCACCTTGTACGCCCTCAGCATCAGGATCACGATCACCTGCTGAAACGACCTCAAACGAGTCTAGATCAATATGCTTTTTGGGATCAAAGTCTTTGTCGGTCTTCTTTTTGACATAGGCGCCGATAGATGCCTGAAACTGTGGAATACGATCTTGTCCAGCGATTAGCTTAACGTGGCGATATCCTTTTTGCGACATTTTCTTGACGGCTTCAATAGGATTACGCACATCTGAATCAGACGCAATGTTAGCCTGAGGAAATAAGCCTCTCATGATAGAGACTTTTTCGTTATGCTCTATAGGATTTTTATCATTATCTTGGGTGCGAGTAGGATAAATATAGTGATCTGCACCGATACTCTTAGCGTGACTTACAGTCTTATTGACTAAGAGAGCATGTCCGTGATGGATGCCTTGAAATCTGCCGCTGCTCACAACGGCCGTCTTATTTTTTGTCATTACTTCCCTCTATAGGAATGTTTATCTATAGAGGTATTTAGTGTTTTTCAAACTTCGTAACGCTTTCTTCTAAGCGAACTGCGAACTACCGATGTTATTTCTTCGGCCAAAGACTTTTTCCGCTCGTTTGGTCTATACTTAGACACTTTACCATCTTTAACCAGATAACCAACAGCTTCTACATTAGGGAACATAGCAGCCACTTTGAATAGCATATCTAGATTTCTTTCATGATCATCCCACATACGAACGCGATCATAATTGCCAGTCTTTAGATACTTCTTTAGAATGACACCTTTGCTGACATGAGCAGATGCTGGATTGCTAGGTCTAAGATTTGAGATGTTGCCAGCTCGTTCTACGTAGACATGATCGATAGGAAAACCATGATCACGAAATGTCTGTAGAAATTCCTTATGATCGTCAAAGTCTGATCTGGCTGTAAGAATGATTGAGTGAGAGTTTTCGGATTGATTCCACACAATCTCTTTAGCTTTATCTAGAACATTGTTAATAGGTTTAAATGTGTCACGAAATATTTTGCCTGATCTGAATTGAGCGAAGTCAAAGCTTTCACCTGGATTTAGCTTATACTTGTTAAACTCGCCAGGATCAAGAACCTTGACAACTTTACCATCTTTCATTACAGATACTCTCGCTGCCGTATTGCCTAAAGTGGCATCAATGTCCCACACATTGAGAGTGCGGATCTCTTTCTTTTGAGACTTTACATAATTCTTCAGTTTCATTTGGACCAGTTCTTTACTGCATTGAAGTTTGCTTGACTAAATTCTAATCTGTCTACTAACTTGACTGCTTTTCCAATACGATCAATAGCGACGAATCCTTCTGGTGCGGTCACTTTCAGTCCAGTTGCATCTGTTCGAAGATAAGTTCCAACTGAATCCTGGACTTGTTGTAGTTTCTGCACAATCATATTTTTAGCACGAATCAGTAGATTTTGCAAGTCAAATATTTTCTTTAGCTCGTTTTTGTTGTCCTTATAGAATCCCATCACGATCTTTTTTTCCAACTGACGCTTTTGTTTGGTATCCGCTTTCTTTGCTTCTAGTATGGACTTATTCAACTTCTCTTCCACTGTCGCTAACAATCCAGCAACGTGAGCGGTAGTATTAGTAATCTCTTTTCCTTCTCTCACTTTCAAATTATTCCACGCTTTGATTTGTATTTTGTAAGAATCGTTTGTTGCAATCATGTTTAAAGTTCGTGCGGATATTGTTCTAAACAAACTGCCAGCTTGTGATAGAATAGCATTAAGTGCTTCAGTTTCTTGTTTAGTAAATGTCGCTGTGCCTGACGCATCGACAAATGACGCATCACGATACCACACATTCTTTGACGCTTTAAATTTGCCTATGTCTGCGCCAAAAGATGCTTCCATGTTTGCCATAGTATCGCCCTTGTATGTCGTGTGCCAGACAATACCCATCTTTGCCGATCTGATTTGTTTCGCTAGACCACTATCTTCAGGCACAGCATAGACGATTGTATTTGGTTGAAATGTGATGTATGACTTGCCAGCAATATTTTCAGACTTCAAATCAGCAGAAGTAAACATCATATCGCCTTGCATGACGCCATCAATGCCTAGTTCAGGCAGATACTTTAAAGCAATCTTCAGCTTTGCATTAAGACCTTCACCAGAATGATTAGCATCAATGTCTGCATTGGTATAATTTAGCTTTGCATTCTGAGCAAACACACCTTTAGTTCCAACAAAAAACTTGCCGTTTTCTGGATTGATACCTGCAAAGATGGCTGGCGCGCCATCCCATTTCGTTGTTAAGTTAACAGTTCTACCAGTAGCATGACCAGCAAGCATATCACGAAGAGACTGTAGAAAGGATATTGCACCTCTTGTGCCAGAAACTCCTCCATTGAGTACTTCGTCCTCCAAGTGTTCTAAGTGAAGGTTCTTACCTTCTTTGGCTTCTGTTAGATAGTCTTGATATGTTAACATTATTATTCCTTAAGGTAATCTAACTTCATAATTAACCATTCCCTGCTTCGCGTCAATATCGTCAATAGCAGACTTTGATCCTATTATCTGAATACTAGCTGATCCTGAAGATACCATTCTGTATTTGATATTGCCTTTTTTCCATTCAGCGATATCCAAGTTTGCTTGCCAGAAATTTTTACCAGCTAAAATTTCTACCATAGCTTTAACAGACTTTGGATCAGAATTAAGATTCTGTGCCATGCTTCTAGAAAAAAACGCAGTCATCGAATACGGTAACTTTTCTACAATCTTCTTATCAGCAGAATTTTTAATTAAGTCTAAAACTTTTTTAGCTTCTGGTGATAGTTTTGAATCTTTCTTGCCAGAGTTTTTTACATTCGTATAAATAGCATAAGGGTTTCTTACTGCCGATACTGGCAACTTTAAAATCTTTCTAATACCATACTCGTAAACAATTTCTTTTGAACCTTGTTTAGATGTTAGTGCTGCTGCTGAGATACCTGCTTTTCTTGCTGAATCTGCTATGTCTGCAATCACACTTCTAGGAGGAAGATTTTCATCTAGTGCTTTATTGAGAAGATTAGAAAAGAATG